AACCCTGAGTTCTCTGAGTTTGCTATAGATCAACAAGATGCTGTAGCTAATAAGATGCAACAAAGGTTTGCTCAACCGCAAGATAGAATGCAACAACAACCAGCTAGAGGTTACGCTAGAGGCGGTGCTTCTAATCAGGGTAATCAGCCTATAAGAAATATTCAACCTAGACTACTAGAAGGAACTACTAGACCCTCAATGTCTTTACCACCCGAAGGAAAGCCTAGACCTCCCGGATCTCTTCCTCGTGATCCTAGAGTGATGCCAAGACCAAATTTGACTGGGATGGGAACTGAAGGTATAATGGCTAATGGTATGATTTCACCCCCTCGTGGTCCTAGAGACCCGGCAAGGCCGGGTGGTGAATTAAGACCCTATCAACCAGATAGCAAAATAGCACGAGCAGATACTAGACGGTTTGGTCAGCAACCAATAAATAATCGTTTGCCAGCTTCTCAACCTGCTCAACCTACATCATTGTCTTATGAAGATGCACAAATGAGAGCTGCGCAACGAGATGTAAAAGATCCACAAGAACAAGCAAACATAGATGCAGCACTCGCATTAGGACCGGGTGGCGTTTATAATATACCACAAGCTAAGACTATGCCACCTCCACAAACTGACTTAAACAAATTAGCTGACGCACAAAAAGATATGATGGAGAAAACGTACACTGATCCGGGCAGTGTTATTACTGCTGGTGTAACTGAGAACATAGTACCGTCTGCTTATAACGAAATAGCTGCAGGTACAGGTCAAGTTACAGGTGATCCATCTGTAGATATACCTACAGCTACAGACGTAGCTACAACAGGTGTACCTACAGCAGAAGGTCCAGCAGGTGTAATGACAGCTACAACTGCAGCAGATAAAGTTAAAACTGCTACTGACGCTATGACTGCAGCTACAGGTGCAGTAGGTGATGACTCTCAAGTAACTGCTGCAACAGAAGATAAGTCTGCTGTGTCTGACTTAACTGCAGCAGCAGGTGTTGCTAATGTAATGACTAACCCTGTTAAGCGTAAAATAGAAGCTGGTGAAATAGTAACTGGGGCTGCTGATGCAGCTACTGCTGCTGCGTTTACAGAACAAGTAGAAGCTGCAACTGCTACACCCTCAGATAAAGCTACAGTTAAAGGTCAGCTCGACACACTCATGAATGACTTCGATGGTGGTGAGACACCTGTATGGGCAGCAGGGGCTATGAGAGCCGCTAACGCAGCGATGGCAGCTAGAGGGCTAGGTGCATCAAGCATGGCAGGACAAGCCATCATACAGGCAGCTATGGAGTCAGCGATACCTATAGCTCAAGCTGATGCTTCAACTACTGCACAATTTGAAATGCAGAACTTGTCAAACAGACAACAACGTGCTATGCTTGCAGCTCAACAAAGAGCTACATTTATAGGACAAGAGTTTGACCAAGAGTTCCAATCTCGTGTAGCTAACTCTGCTCGTATTGGTGACATAGCTAACATGAACTTTACAGCAGATCAACAGATAGCATTAGAGAATGGCAGAGCAGCTAACACAATGAACATGGCTAACTTAACTAACTCACAAGCTATGGTTATGGCTGAGGCGGCTGCACTATCACAGTTAGACATATCAAACTTAAACAATAGACAACAAGCTGCAGTACAAAACGCACAGAACTTTATGCAGATGGATATGCAGAACTTAAGTAACGAACAACAGACTAGCATGTTTAAACAACAGCAAGTTGTAGCTTCTTTGTTTACTGATCAAGCAGCAGAGAATGCAGCCAGTCAGTTGAACGCTACATCAGAGAATCAAACACAACAGTTCTTTGCTAGTCTTGCAAGTCAAACTAGTCAGTTCAATGCTACTCAAACTAATGCAATGTCACAGTTTGATGCAGACAATGTTAGTACACTTAAAAGGTTTAACGCTGAGTTAGATAACCAACGTGATCAGTTCAACGCTACTAATGGATTAGCTATAGCGCAATCTAATGCACAGTGGAGACAGAATGCTACTACTCTCAATACTGCAGCAGCTAATGAAGCTAACATGGAGTACGCTAAAACTGTAAACGGTTTAACTGGTACAGCACTTGATCAACTGTGGCAAAGAGAAAGAGACTTGATGTCTTTTGCTTTTACAGGATCAGAAAGTGCAGCAGACAGAGCCGTAAAGATTGCAGTAGCTAAACTAACAGGTGAGCAACAAGCTGACTTAGCTGATCAGATGGGTAAAGGATCTTTCTTCTCTACTATATTAACTGGGGTACTAGGAAAATTTGGGTTTGGGTAAGTAAATGGGTTTAACAGATAAAGTCTCAGAACTAGCAAATTACTTTTCTAATAACTTTGATAAAGTAAAAGAGCTTCCTACTAGTCTTGCAGGTTCAATTACATCAGCAGCTACGGCTGTGCCTAAAGCTCCTATGTTTTCACAATCATCAGCAAAAGAAGACGACCCTTATCCTAATATGATTAGAACTATTGAAGACATGTTAGATACTATAACTGAAGGTAATGCTTACGATAAATTTAAACCTCAGTTAAGACCTAAAGTAGATCCGTTCAAAGACATACGACCTAAAGAAAGACCTACTGTAAAAGAAACAAGCACTACTACTACTGCTACAAAAGAACCCAAAGGTCTTATTGAAAAACCTAAAGCATTTGAATTAAACAGTATACCTCGTGAGATTTTTTCTAAGAAGGGTGGGTCATACTCTTTATCTGACACAGACATTGACATTATGGCTAGGACTATTGCGGCTGAAGCACAAGGAGAATCTCTTAAAGGGCAGATTGGTGTAGGATATGTTATATTAAATAGGACATTAAGCAAGTGGCAAGGAAAAGATACTGTAACTGAAATTATAAAATCTCCTTATCAGTTTAGTGTATGGAATAAAAATAGTAAAGTTGACCCTAACGCTATTAAACCAGATGATGATAGTTATAAGACTGCTTTAAAAGTTATTGAAGGTATCACCTCTTCTAAGTATAAAGATCCTACAGGTGGTGCATCTTATTATTGGAATCCTAATGTAGCAGAAAGAAAATCTTGGATGAGTCCAGCAGAAAAAGAAAATAAATTAACTATAGGCAAACACACTTTTGCAGGACTTGCAAGCAATCCTTTTAAGTATATATACAAACCATTAAAAAGACAGTAGGAGAAATGTTTTATGAAAACTAATGCACTAATGTCTCCTCGCAATAAAAAAGAAACAGAAGTTCCTGAAGATGAGATAACTGACACAACTAGAACTACAGCTAAACTAGCCCTTATGATAGCTGAACTCAGAAACAAAGAAGAACTATAGGTAAAACAAAATGAGTAAAGTACAAGAAAATTTATTACAAGCTCCAATTCCCGGTCAGTCTCTTACGGACACACCTAAAAACTTTCCGTGGGAAAGACCTGCTGAATACTCAGATCCTACTGAAGCAGCAAGGTTTGAATTAAAAAGACTTAATAGACCGGAGGCACTAGATAGTATCTTATCGTTACTGCAAGTTGGGTTTCCTATAATACCTTTAGCTGAAACTATTAAAACAAACAGTCAGGCAGAAGGTTTGTACAATCCAGATATAGGATTGCTCATTACGCCTATAATTACTCAGCAGTTAATAAGCACAGCAGAAGATGCAGGTATTGAATATGTAATGGGAGATGAAGAGTCTGAAGAAGCAAGAACTGAAAAAGAAGATCAACGTGTTGAAGCAATGTTACAAAAAAAGATAACTAAGATGCTCACTAAAGATCCTAAAGATGAAATAGTATCAGATGCACTTGACTTTCTAAAAGACGAACCAGCATCAGACATAGCTGACAACATAGCAGAAGCAGAGATGATGGACACACAAGAAGAACAAGAAGTTGTAGAAATGGAAGAGCCAAAAGAAGAAAAACCTATGGGTCTAATGAGTAGGAGTACAATGTAATGGCAGGTTTTTGGGCAGGGTTCGGTACTCAATTTTCTAAAGATGTAGGAGAAATTCGTAAAGAGTTACGAGAAGATTCTCGTTCTCGTAAAAACTATATGGATCAATACGGAGCTAAAACTATAGCTAACGCACAAGCAAAATCAGATGAGATATTATCAATGGTAAATCAATCTGTAGCTATGGGAGTAGACGAACAAGCTATGCTTGGTATCTTTCAGAAGAGTGGAGCTAAAGGTATAAGAATGTTTCATAAAGCTTTACTTGAAAGGCCTAATCTTAGTATAGATGATTATCAGTCTATTAGTAGAATGGGAAGAGAATGGGTAAAAGATACTGATCTTGATTTAACTGAGGTTATATTACGAGGCATGAATGTATACCATGATCCAAATGCTACTCGTCCTGAGAGAGATGAAAACTTTCTTCAAGGTATAATATCTGGTGGTTATGGTGATGATAGTTGGATGGATGAAGCTAGATTTGCTAGAGGTATGACTCCTCGTGACGTAAAGAGAATAGAAGCTGGGGTATCACAAAGTGCAACAGAAGGAAGCTTAGATATTATAGGTATGCTAGGACCAAAACCTTTAGGCATAACAGCAGAGTCACGTTATGAAGCAACAGTACTAGATAAATTTAAAAAAGAATGGGAAGTTGCTAAGAATAGAGTCGCAAATAATTTAACTAATACTACAACAGAATCTCTTCGAACACAATACAAAGATCAACTAGAAGAATTAGCACGTATGAAAAACAACGGTTTTCAATCTACTGATTTAAATAGATTTCTGCAAGCTGGTGATACATATGATCCCGGTCAACAAATGTTTAAGTTTATGGATTTAGTTGAAAGAGAACGCCCCGGTTCTATGAGTAATAATTCTTTATTAGCACAAGTATACGGAAGAAGAGATAGGTTTGCAGAGAACTTAAAGCTTCAAGGTTTAGACTTTGCTAGTCTTCAAGAAGCTCAAGCATATTCAAATGCAAATAATTATAGAGGTCCAATACTACTTGGTGGTATATTACAAAGTATTATTCCTGACCTGTCAAACTAAGAAAGATATTTATGCCTTTAGTAGAAGACAACCCACTTGATCCTAAGTATAACCCTATTACTTTTGATGAAGATGCTGCAAGTAATTTAGAAAATTTAAAAACAACTTCTGAAATTACAACAGAGTCGGAGGATGAAGTTGTATGGGATAAAGCACCTATAATAAAAAACAAAATTTCTTTAGTGTCTGATAGTAAAACTAGAGGTTTAGGGATGCTAGGATTTATTACGCCTGTAATTGATAAAGGGTTATCTATAGGTGCATCATTAAGTGATATAATATCTGAGTCTTCATGGAAAACTTCTGACTTAAATCCTACTAAAGAAGGTCTTACAGATAAGGAACTATACAAACCAGAGAACTTTTCAATCATACAAAACATGATGAAAAGAAGATTTGGAATGGACTTAAAAGAAAACAAACAAGAAGACATCGTCAAATCGTGGCGACAATTTATGAAGAACAGAGATATGTATCAATCTGTTAATGCTCTTACTATGCATAACTGGTTAAGTAAAGCAACTCCTTTAGACAAAAAAGCAACAAAAGATTCTATAGATTTGTGGGGTAGAGTTGGTGGTGCTTTTCAGAAAGACGAAAAAACCGACCAGATACAACAAGCTAAAGACACAGGTTTTGTTCTTAATGATAAAGGACAACTTGATTGGAAGTATTATAAAGACAAACCTGTATCAGCGTTGTACCCTAAAAAAAGTAAAACTGTAGGAATGCAAAGTGTTACAGATACGGCACAAGCTATTGTTACTGATCCTGTTAATATAATTCCTATAATTACTTTTGGTAGAATAAAAAGTTATTTTGTAAAATCAGCAGCTAAAAATTTAAGAAAAAAAGATATAGCTCTTACAATATCTAAAGTTAAAAAGAATAGAAAATTATCTCAAGCTAAAAAAGAAAATGAAATAACAAAAGCTGTAAACAAATTAACTTTTACTGCTATGCAAAGAGCAGATGTACAATTTTCAGGAATGAAAAAAGCATTGTTAGGTAGTGCAGGTTTAAACGGAATGTTTAACGCAGGTATAGATTATTTAAATCAAACCTCAGACATAATGGCTGATGTAAAAAAAGATTATAGTGTAGGGCAAACTATAGCAACAGCTACTTTAGCTACAATACTAGGTGGAGGAGTAAACTTTGCGTATCACGCTTTGTTTAATAAAGCAGCACGTAATGCTTTAGGGGGTGCAAGTCCTACACCTTGGTTGTTTGAGGAGATGGTAAAAAACAGAGCCATTATAAAAGAAGGTGCAAAAACTGCAGTAGCTAAAGATGTTTGGAAAGATCTTAGACCAGAAAAAATATCTGCAATAGGGGCATCTTTACGAAACAACACTATTAAATTTAATACGTGGCTAGATAAAGTAGAAGAAGGTGCGCCTCTTAGCTTTAAAGCTGCAGGTGATCCAGCAGGAAAGTATGATAGTGTGTATAATGCTTATATGTTTGGTGCGCCAGAGGCTGGCGTTGAAGGAGTAGAAGGTTTACTTAGAAGATATGGAATAATTTATGAAGGTAAAAGAACATATTTAAAAGATGCAGATGGTAAAGACATAAAAGATAATTTTTCTAATTGGCTTATTGACGTTACGGTTGCAGCACCCAAAGAAATAAAAAAAGAAATAAGAAGAAACTATAGATTAACATTAGGAAAAAACGGACCTGAAAAATTTAGAAGTCCAACTACTAAAAGACCTATAAACTTTGATACAGCTATGAATATAATAGCTGCTGACCTTAGTGAATCAGGATTTAAACTAGGTCAAATGGGTAATATGAGAAAGAAACTAGGCAAAGATGCCAAACTTACTCTAGATAAAACAGGCAATATACAAGATGACATACTAGATCCTATTGATACTAAATCTTTATCATCTAGACTTAATTCTTTTGGAGACAAAGTAACTATTCCAGCAAAAGGAATATGGGATAGTTCAGCTTGGGTAACAAAAAGTTTTATAAGAGCTATTGTTACTAACCCCGGAACTACTTGGTTAAACTACCAAGGGTGGAAAGTTATGACAGGTCTAGAGTCAACAGGACGTATGGCTCAAATGATGTTACACGGTGGCAACGCTACTATTCAAGCACTTGTAGGAAGAAGAAAGTATTCAGCTAATCAGTTTCAATTAGCACAAAACATTTTTGATAACCAAGTTTATAAAACTAGAAGTCTTTTAGATTTAGAAACTACAGTAGATCAAGCACAATCTTTTATGGCGTTTTACCCTAAAGCTCAGAAACTTATGAAGTGGGCTAATGGTGGTGTAGAAGTAAAGGACATGAACAAGTATTTAGATTTAGCACCTATAGAATCTACGTCTAAAGTGTGGTACAAAAAACCTGCGGCAGCGGTAGACTGGTATGTAGATAAGATGCAAACTTTGTGGGGTACAAAAGCTATGGACATATACTCTAAATCTGTAGAGTTTATGACAAGCATGGATTACTTAACAAGAAAACAATACAACATGGGAATAGATGATTTCTTAAATAGCAAAGACGCATGGAGAATTACAGAGACAGATCAGTGGACAGCCTTAGTAGCAGAAGCTGTATCTAATGCACAAAGAAATACTTTTTCAAAGTCGTTTGCAGATATGAAAGGTGGACTTGGTAACTTTGCTAAATTTATAGAGAATCTTAGAAACATACCTCTTGCAGGAACTAAAGTACCCTTCGGACAGTTTTACAATAATACTGTAGCATTTCAAATGGAAGCTTCAGGTCTTAGTGCTTTACATCAAGCCTTCTATCGCAAGAGTAAATTTTATGAGAGAACTAATAAACAAGCATTAGGAAGAAGTATAGGTGAAAAAGCTGGGTTTGCTGCTGCATCTTGGACTGCGTTTTTTTACATGACAGCATCAAGAAAAGATGCTTTAGAAGAAGGTCTTCCTTGGTACGCTGAACGTGATGATGCAGGTCGAATAAGAAGCTATAAGTATGACTACCCTAAAAATTTACCTATGTGGTTAGGAACAGTTGGCGCACATTTAGCTAAAGGAGAACTTCCACCTGAAGATTTAATAAACGAAGGCATTAAAACTTTTACTCTTGAAGCATTTACTAGAGGAGCTAATGTGAGTTTAGATGTGTTAAAAGATGTTTTCTTAGACACAACAAGTAGTAATAATTCTAGAGCGATTGAAGTAGAAGCCGCTATACACTTAGGAGGTTTTGCTGCTAATATAGGGGGTGGTTTTCAAAGACCTCTAGAACCTTTTGGAGATGCAATACGTATGTTAAAAGGCGACATCGTAGTTGATAAAAGAATCAATGGAGAAAACATAAACCAACTTGTTAGGTATACAGATTCTATGTTTGATTATTTAGTATCAAATGATAATATGTATGTACCTCTACAAAAATTAGGGACTACAGGAAAGACTGAAAAGTTTGATGCAACAGTTGTACCCCCTCTCAGAGGGCAACCTGAAAAAGCACTGGGACTAAGAGAAGAACCAGTGTTAAGTACAGCACAACGAATGTTAAATCAAATATCAAAACCGTACTGGAAAGCAGGACAAACAGTAAAAAATATGTTTCCTGAAGTAAATAATGTAATGACTAAGATGATGTCATTTCATTTAGAATGGCATGCCGAAGAATGGTACGAACAAGACGCTTGGCAAAAAGGTACTAATGAGCAGCGACAATTAATATGGAAAGAAAAAGTAGTAGAGCCAGCCAAGAAAGCAGTTGAATTACAATTAGCAGCAAGTTTAGATCCTGAAAACAAAAGGTTACAAACACTATACGAAATTTCTAAAAGAAAAAGTGAGTCAAGACTTTCTACTATTCTTGATGAATATGAAAATTATACTGGAAGAACAGGTAAAAGAAAGTTAACTGACTTGAGTACTGTAGAATTACAAACTTTTATAGCATACATGGATGACTATGATGCTATGAAGATAAGAGAAATAGAAGCAATGGCTTTACCTCTAATGGAAACTAATTAAAAAACTCTACCTTCTAATATCTGTATATCTCTTACACCACATAAACACTTCAGTTAGATGCTCAATAGCTTTGTCTTTCTCTACAGACGTATCCATATTTTCTTGTATGTAATCCTCTAAAGGGTCTAGCTTTTCAGCTATCCCTTTGATGAGTTTATACTTCTTACTCTTGATGTATTGTTCTGCCTCTCTGATGATACTCATACTCCGCATGAACCCCCTTGACCACTGATGTCACATATATCGTGAGTCTCTACGTGTTCATCAAACTCTTCCCCTAGTTTCTCAACTGCTTCACTGTAAGGTACAGATGTAAGCGGCTGACCACCTCTACTACCATCTGGGTAGCACGTAAACCCTCGTAGTCTGTGAGCGTAACTCGCTAACGTATTAGCAAAAGCTCCTACGGTATCATCATTATTAAGTTTACTACCCCACGCAGGAAGATTAATTGTAGAACTAATACTCATATCTACGTAGTCTTGTACGTCAGCTTGAAACTTAATCCTTCTCTCGTAGTCAGACGCTAAGTCTAACGCACTCTCGACATCCTCTGGGTCAGTACCATACAGATCAATGAGTTCTTGAGCTGCACTATCTACGACATACTGATACACCCAACGTGTATTACCTTTTAAATATCTCCTCTTATATGCCACAGCAAAGATAGGCTCAATGCCTGTTGAAGTACCAGCCAGTATTCCTATAGATCCTGTAGGTGCAATAGCTCTATTAGCTACTGGTTTTGTAATGGATAACTTATCAGCAAATTCCCTTGATACTTTATCTGACTCCCCCTTGTATACGGATAGCCACTGGTGAAGTTCGGGTGTTACCTCATATTTATATCCTTTTTTTATGAGCCACTCGTGTACACCCATGAAGCCTAGACCTAGCCTACGGTTCTTAGCTCTCACTAGATAGACCTTATCGTAAGGTAGCTGTGCCTTTAACGTCCCACAGATAAGGAACATAGTGGCTAAACGTACTACATCTTTTAGTTCTGATATTGTTTCTATGCGTCCAAAGTTTAATGACCCTAAGTTACACACATCACTATCATCAGCACTAGTCACCTCAGTACACGCATTACGTAGTGTCTCATTCTCTTTATCGAAAAAGTTAAACGAGAAGCCCGGCTCTGCTGTCTTCATAGCTTGCTTGATGTTCTCTTGAAACACTGAGCCTACTTCACCTGTCTCGTAGTAGTTAAGTAACCAATCAGTGTCGTAGTTAACTGATACATTGGTCATGTCAAGGGGTGCAGGGAAGTTAAAATCTTCTTGCTTTATATCCCAGAGGGTTTTACCTGTACTACCTACAGGCATTGATGCCCAATCTTTAGCTACTAAGAACTTACTAATGTCTGCGTGTTGCCAGTTAAGACTAGCATAGATAGCTGAACGTCTACTGCCACCTTGCATTACTCTTCTACCAATCTCATTTATCATGTTCATCTTAGGGATAGGACCAGATGCTTCGCCACCTGTCCTCTTTATTGGTGTGCCTTCTCCTCTGTATACTGAGTAGTCAATACCTATACCACCGCCTGTCATCAGACAACTCTCTGACTTCCAAGATAGGTTAGCCCAATCCTCTCGTGTATCTTCTTCAGCCTTGAGTAGGTAACAGTTGTTAAAGAACTTGTTAAGTCTACCTGCGTAGTACAAGTACCTACCACCCGGTATAAACTTCATGTCTCGTATGTATTCTTCTAGCTGTTGTCTGTCTTCCTTACTGAAGTAAAGATCTGATCCCCCACTCTGAGCAGGTGATGTACACACATCCTCAACTAGAGTGTGAGCTAATGCCGCCCACGTTTCTGCTCCGTCATGTCTGTACTTATGATTAAATATATCTTCTGAGAATTTAGATCTCAACATTGGGTTTAAGTTAGATCGGTACTGCATTATCTGTTGTCTCCGCTTCCTTTAATTTTACCTTGTCTCTTACGATTGTTTAGCTTGTCCATGTTGACTTCTATAACTTCTTTAAGAGAACTCTTATACGCATTAGCTATAGCTGTAGCGTAAAACATTACGTCACCTAACTCTTTAATCATGTCAGCTTTAGACACAGATTTAGAATCACGTATAGTCTTTTGCATCTTACCTGCAACCTCACCTGCTTCACTCATCAAACCAAATAAGTTTTCATATAGGCGTTGGTCTGGTGGTGTAATGATCATGCCCTCTACCCACTCACTATAGGCAGTGAACTGATCTGTTGTATCATTTATATCTAACTTACTATCGAAGTACCCCATGTTTTTTAAATCCCCTTGAGCTATCATATTCCTATTACCTTTCTTGTATTTTTATACTGCTTATGTGTACGTCATCTATATCGTAGAAGACATCCTCTATTAGTTCTCTTACATCTTGTTCGTGACCACCCTCATACAAAGATAATATGTTAGCCTCATCGTCTACAGCTATTCTAAATGTCACACTAAAGGATTTCATAGGACATCCTTACCCTCTAGTACATTGATACGCATCTCTGCGTAACGTCTTATCTTTTCTAAGTCTGTGATCTCTGACTCTACTGTAGTCATACCTTCGTATAGCTTATGTCCTGCTCTACTAGCGTACTTAATTATGTTACCTATCTCAAAAGAGAATCCGTTCTGCATAATAAAAGTTACTGGTTCTATAGCGTAACGAGTATAGTGAGAGGGTTCTTTTATTATATCCTCTTTAGTTATACTTATATTGCCTGTTAGGTATGCTGGTGTAGTCATTAGTCTTTCCTCTCAGTCTTTAATGTTATTCGTTCGGCAGTTATTAGTTTACCTTTTTCTTTCAACCACGACTCAGGTATTACCCTGTGTGCATACTTAAAATTATTCTTCTCACACCAATCTGTATAGGTGCTTTTAGATCCTTTGTAAAGCTTTGCTTTTGCATTACTAAATACAAATCTTATATCTAATTCTGGATGCTGTTGTCTTATACAAGTATGCTTATACCTATCTTCAGAATCAAATTGCCCTTTGGTTTCACATATGATGCCATTATCAAGCAGGAAGTCTGGGGTATAAGTACGATACCTCAAGTCTTCCCACTCAATCTTTAGTAGTTCATATCTAACCTTAGTTTGGTTATCCTTTAGGTAAGCAGCAACCTGTTTCTCTAGGCCGCTACGATACCTGTATGCACTATGCCTACGTGTCTTTGCCATTAGACTTCTCAGTGACTGCAGCTAAAGCTTCTCTTAAGTCACCTAATTTTACTGCTCCGTCTTTCTGTAGAGCAGACAGTACTGTATCAAATAGTTTGATAGCATTCTGATTAATGGATACTCCATTCACTAAACTCTTTTGAGCATCAGTTAAGTTCTCTTCTTCGTGTTCTATATTATCTAATGTAAATTTTGTCATGCTGCTTCCTTTGCTATGTGTACGTAGTCTATCATTGGTTTATCTTTAGCCTTTGATACTAATGAGGGTATCGTTTGTAGAGTAGGCCAACACTTATGTTTGTATGAACAGAAGCCACACTCAATCGTCAGCTTCTTGTTACCTGTTTTAGCTTTGTAAAAGGTTTCATTGACTGCTTCGTAGCAACGCTCAAAGGGTTCATCATTCTCTAAGTAATTGTATGTATCAGTAATGTCATCAAGTACTTCCTTTGAATCTATAGCTGAAGCGTTAACGTATTTGAACTGACCTGTTCCTTTGTTAACTACCCACCAACCACCAACATCTTTGTCTGCACCTTTAGCGTAACCTACAAGCTGAGGTATGTAGCCGAAGCTGTCGCCTTGCTTGAGAGTTTCTAAGTTAACAAACTTATTGTTGTATGACCAAGGTGACGCAGACTTTATGTCGTCTACCTTACCATCTAAGATTAAATCGTACTCGCCTTTTATAGTTTTGTTATCACCTAAGTCTAAGGTGATGTTGCCATTGTCTTCAAACTGAACACCAGAAGCCCGAAGTAAACCCTTAAAGACAGCTTCCACTATGTCACCTAACAACATGTTCATTAAGAAGTGAGGTGGGAATGGAGTCTTGTCTTCAGGGTCATTCTTCTCGAACCAAAGCTGACACTTAGGACGCCCTACGTTGGACATCCTAAGTCTGAACTCGCCTCTAGGCTTACCGTTGAACTGCTTGTCTAACGCATTGCCTACATCTGTAGCGACTTGATCTGTTATCTCCTTAGATACAGAAGCCTCTCCAGCCATAGCCTTTGCTAAGAAAGAATAGACAGATAGTTCAGCAGGGTGTTCCATTATACAGCCGCCCCCTCTAC